AATACTGCCGTGGGTATGCAGGCGCTCGTTCTTGTCAGTACGGGTGATAACAACACGGCTGTCGGTTATTTAGCTGGAGATGCCCTTACTACAGGCGAAGGTAGTGTTGCGATAGGTAAGAATGCTTTATCAGCAGCGACCACCACCAGTTATAACGTGGCAGTCGGCTTGGACGCCTTGGCAGCTACCACGGGTACAGGGAACACGGCCCTTGGTCAAGGTGCTTTAGCCACCAATACCTCGGCTTCTTACAATGTGGGCCTTGGCTATTCGGCATTAGGCAATAACACCACAGGTACTGACAATGTAGGCGTCGGCTATAAAGCACTAAATGCCAATACCACCGCCAGTAGTAATACCGCTGTTGGAGATAGCGCCCTTCTTCTCAACACCACAGGCACAAGAAATGTGGCTGTAGGTGCCTTAGCCTTAGATGCTAATACTACAGCTAACGATAATACAGCAGTTGGATACGATTCTTTAACTGCTAACACAACAGGTACTCAAAATGTATCTGTTGGTACTTATTCAATGGATGCTAATACTACAGGAGATGGTAATACTGCTATTGGTAGAGCTTCATTAAGTTCTAACACAACAGCAGATAACAATACCGCAGTTGGTCTTGCTGCATTAGAAGCAAACACCACAGGCGCAAACAATGTCGCTATGGGTGCGTATGCTTTAGATGCTGCTACCACCGCAAATAATAATGTGGCTATTGGTTATGATGCTTTAAGTGCCAACACCTCGGGTACACGGGGCGTTGCTGTTGGTTATGCAGCTTTGGATGCCAATACAACCGCTGCTGATAACACAGGTATTGGTAATCACGCTCTTGGTGCCAACACCACCGGCACACGCAATACTGCTCTAGGTTCTTATGCTTTAGATGATAACACCACTGCTAGTGATAACGTGGGAGTTGGTTATAACGCATTAGGTGCCAACACCACAGGCACACAGAATGTAGCTGTGGGCGCTAGTGCTTTAGATGCTAATACCACAGGCGACTACAACGCTGCTCTTGGTTATCAGTCTTTATCAGCAAATACAACCGCAGATAGCAACACTGCTCTTGGTTTCAAAAGTATGCTCGCTAACACCACAGGGACAGCTAATGTCGCTGTTGGAGATTCTGCTTTAAGAGCCAACACCACAACATCTAACAACACAGCAGTTGGTTTCTCTGCTTTAACAGCCAACACCACAGGCGCACAAAATGTAGCTATAGGTGCGGCGGCCTTAGATGCAACTGATGATGGTATTGGTAATGTTGCTATTGGTTATAACGCTTTAGGTGCAAACTGTGCAAATTACAACACTGCCGTGGGTTATGAGGCAGGATTAACGATGACGGGTGGTGAGGGAGTGTTTTATGGCTATCTAGCGGGACGTTCTGTTACAGGTGGTCAGAATACTATGATTGGTAGGGGTGCTGGTTATGATACAACAGCCCTAACAACAGGTTCACAAAATACAATAGTTGGAATGAACTGTAGGACTAGCGCAGCCGATTCAACTAATCAAATTGTTCTTGGGTATAACGGTGCAGGAAATGCAAATTCTAGTTTTGTTATTTGTAATGCAGCAACTGATTCTGCAATAGCACTTGGTGCGACCAGTATTACAGCCCCTTCAGATGAACGTTATAAAGAAGAAATCACAGACGCTACAGCAGGATTATCGTTCATTAACGATTTACGTCCAGTTACATTCAAATGGAAAAAAGAAAAAGATGTTCCGTCAGATCATAGAGCTTATGTTGAAGGATCAGAAACTAGGGTTATGCTTAGTCAAGGAGAGACTAATCATGGTTTCATTGCTCAAGAAGTTAAAGAAGCTATTGATAGTCATTCAGAAATACAAGACGGCTTTGATATGTGGTCAGAAGATGAGACGGATGGAAGGCAGCGATTAGGCCCAACAGCTCTAGTACCAATGCTAGTCAAAGCGGTCCAAGAACTTTCTGCTGAGATAGATAAACTGAAAGCATAGGAGCAAAACTGATGGCAGTGACTAAAGCGTTGACGAAAGCTATCCCGTATAGCAAGTCAAGCAAGGTTCAGGAATGGGACTTGGAATATACCTACGAGAACGATAGCGAAGGTGATGCGTCTTACTACACGTCCACCTTCTCGACGCATGTCGATGCGACCGATTCTGAGGGTAACGTAGTCTTTACGCCCAAGGCTAAAGGCTCATGGACCAAGGCTCAAATCGTGGCTCTGTGTCCAGTGACACATTGGGATACGGTATTTGCCAGCCAAGTGGAATCGGTAATTACCAGTCCCGTGGTGCCTCCAGAGCCTGACGACAGCTTTTCTATTCCGTCCTAAGTGGAACAGGAATATCAGGTACACACGCTCCCGGCGGTGTTCCTGCTAGAAGCGTGGATGCCCGACGCCATGGTGTCAGGGCTGAACACGTACTTGGACGAGCTGATGGAGCAGGAGGACCGTATCTCCCACGCCGGTACATTGGTGGGGCAGATCGGCCATGGGCAGCAGTTAACCATGGATCATAACGATCCCCGGCTTAATGATTTCTGTCAGATGAGCGGCATCCTTGCGACCGAGTACCTGAAGAACTTCGGTAGTACCGGCAACAACATCGGTGAGCGGCATATCGACATCGACGAGCTGTGGTCCGTGCATAGTTACGAACGGGACTACAACCCCATTCACGACCATGGCACCAAGACCATCATGGGCATCTCCTGTACTTCATGGACCAAGGTGCCTGAACAGATACTCGATCAGCCCACGGCGGGTAGCCCTGAGTACAGCCTCTACAACGCTTCAGGTGATAGCGACGGCTGTCTGGCCTTTAACTACGGTATCAATTCATTGCTGGACGTGGAGCGGCTACGGCCCCCACAGAGTTTTGTGATTAAGCCCGAGGTAGGTAAGTACCTCATGTTTCCAAGCTGGTTGCAGCACATGGTGTATCCTTTCGAGGGCGACGGTGAACGTCGCACAGTGGCGGCAAATCTTAACGTATGGAAGGTGGAAGACGATGGCGGAAGAAGACCTCATTAGAGAGGAAGACGTGTTGGCGGAAGGCGAGTCAGGGGAAGAATATCTCCGGCATGAAGAGGAAGAACCCGAAGTGGTTGAGCTTCCTCAGAATGTAGATCGCGTTCAGGCGAAACAGGCGCAGTTGCAGCAGGAAATTAATGTTTATCAGGCTCAGATCAATGAGTTGGCAAACAAGATGGAGACTGCCCAGCTTGCGTTTCAGCAATGCGTGATTCTATTGCAAGTGCAGGAGCAGACCGATGGGAGTTAGACGCTGGTTTAAGCGGGTGTTTCGTAACGTCGAAGAGGTCGAGGTTAGAGCGCGTGACGAGGATGGTCGTTTTGTTGGTGATGATCCGACGACGGAGAACGTTAACGAGGCGTACACCACCAAAGACGTGCCGATAGAAAAAGACGGGCAGAGTGTTTAAACGTTAAATGCCACTGACTCGCTATAACTTTAAGCCGGGAATCAACAGAGAAGGAACGGCATATAGCAACGAAGGTGGTTGGTATGACGCCAATTTTATTCGCTTTAGATCCGGTCGACCCGAAAAAATAGGTGGTTGGGAAAAGCGTAATACCAATACCTTTGTTGGGACATCCAGAAGGATTCATCAGTGGGTTGCTCTTAATACCGATAAGTTAATAGCTCTTGGGACACACAAAAAGTTGTATGTCTTGCAGGGGACAACCTATTACGACATCACTCCGATAAGAGCGACAACCTCTGCTGGAGATGTCACTTTTGCTAAAGTGGCTAATGATGATGCGACACTTAATGTAACCGATACAGGACATGGTGCTGTTAAAGGCGATTACGTTACCTTCAGTGGGGCTGCTACATTAGGCGGCAACATTACTGCCAATGTTCTTAATCAAGAATATGAAATAGCCAGTATTACCAGTGACAATGTTTATACCATTGAGGCAAAAGATACTTCCGGCGACGAGGTATTAGCTAACAGCAGTGACTCTGGTAATGGTGGCTCTAGTGTTGTTGGTGCCTACCAGATCAACATCGGCCTCGATGTTTATGTGGATGGTGTTGGGTGGGGGTCAGGTTACTTTGGCCAATCTGCTTGGGGCGGCAGCACCACAGGATTTGCCTCGCAATTACGTCTGTGGACATTAGATAACTTTGGTGAGGATTTGGTCGCTAGCCCTCGTCTGGGTGGTGTGTATTACTGGGATAAAAGCGCAGGCGTTAGCACACGGGCCGTTGCTTTATCTGCTTTATCGGGAGCTGCCACCCCACCCACCACAGCACTCATGGCGCTTGTTTCAGAAAAGGACCGGCATCTGATTGCATTCGGTTGTAATGCCTATGGCAGTAGTACGGCGGATCATATGCAGGTTCGCTGGTCGGATCAGGCCGACGCTGGTGATTGGGTGCCAACCACAACGAATACGTCTGGCGACATCCGCCTGTCTTCTGGATCGCAGATCATTAGCGCCCTGCGTACCCGTCAGGAAATCATCATCTGGACTGATACTTCTATCTATAGCATGCGTTTTATCGGGGCACCGCTGATCTTTGGTGTGGATCTTGTCGTAGAGGGCGTCAGCATTGTGTCGCCCAATGCGGCAATCAATGCCAATAACGTTGTCTATTTCATGGACATGAACAACTTCTATATCTATAGCGGAAGTATCCAGACAATGCCTTGTACTGTACGGGCCTATGTCTTTGAAGATTTCAATCAAAAGCAAGGCTATAAGGTATTTGCAGCACGTAACGCCAACTTCAATGAGGTCATGTGGTTCTATTGTTCCGGTTCGTCCGATGAGATTGATCGGTACGTCATGTTTAATTATTTGGAGAACAACTGGTCGATAGGGCAATTGGCACGCACCTCGTGGCTAGATGCCGGAACATCGGCAGATACTCCGATTGCCACAGCAAATACGTATATGTATAGCCATGAGGTCGGTTACGACAACGATGGCTCTGCGATGGAGGCTTATGTTGAGTCGGCAGACTTTGATGTCGATGATGGGGACCATTTTTCCTTTATCCGTAGGCTGTTGCCGGACATTCTGTTTGTGGGTACGGCGAATAGCCCCACAGTGACATATAGCTTAAAGACGCGCTCTAGTGGCTCTGGGACACTGGTGACGGCGAGCACGGCAAGTGTAGGGTCTACCACCGAGATGACGCATGTACGCGCCAGAGGACGTCAGATGCGGGTGAGGGTAGAGAATTCAGATTTAGCTAATGGGTGGCGCTTGGGCGATGTACGTCTCGATGTACGACAGGATGGAAGGCGATGAGTGATGCGGATGCAGGCTTTCGTATTCCGTTGGAGCTTCCAAAGGAAGACTACGATCCTGATTACATGAGGAGATTGATCAACCAATTGCGTTTAAACTTTGCGACAATACAGACATCGAATGAAACCGCTAACCCGGTTGAAGCGATGGATTGGTTTTTGGCGTAATGGCGAATAGCTACGTTAACGCGATTACGTCTTTATCGGCCACTACGGCAACGTCGATATACACCGTACCGACAGCCAAAGTGGCCATTGTGAAAACGGTAAGCGTTTACAACACAAACGCATCGAATGCGGCGGCACTAACAGTACAGGTTACAGACACATCAGCATCGGCAACTACAACCTTTGATAAGGCAACGGTAGCTGCCGTAACGCGGAAAGCGTTTTTGCAAAATGGTGAGGTGATGGTATTGGACGAAAGCGACATCCTGAAGATGACGGCAGCAACCGCCGATTATTTTGACGTGTTTGTGTCGATCCTTGAGGTGTCATAGCGTTTAAACGCAGAGAGTAGATTATGGCAAAAGAAGATATTTTATCTGCGGTCAGCCCCTTGTATGCGATGGCTACGGGCAATATGGATAAGAACATGCTTGGCATGCTGGGAGAGAATAATCTCCTCGGACTATTACCCCAGTTGTTGGCTCGGGAATCACAGCGTAATCCAGAAGAAGAACTGATGGGTGCTCAAGCACAGGGTATGCAGGCTGGCGGTCCGATTGCTCCAATGCAGCCAATGGCCCAGAACCTTGCGGCTCAAGGTCGTTACGGCGACAGTATGATGGTGCACATGAATCCGGCAGAAGTGC